CGGTCTCTGGTTCCTCTTCATCCAAGTTCGTGGCGGCTGCCCCGATCCGCCGCCATCCTGGAAAGAGCTGCCGCTTCCACACAGCCCTCCAGATAAACTCACACGGATCCCCCGTCGCAACAAACTCGGCCGTCCGCTGCTCTCCCCGTGCCGCCGCCATCACGCTCTGAACAGCACGGTTCCAGATTAACTTGTAAAGCTTCCTATCCGGCGCGCTCCAGTCATCATCCGCAGGGAGTTCCGTCAGTTCAAAGTGTGTCGGGCGAATGGCCTCATGCGCCTCCTGAGCCTGGGTGGATTTGGACTTTGTCGCCTTTTTCGGCACTGGCGTTCCGCTACTTACATACTCATCTCCAAAGGTGGTGCGGACCCAGTTCTGGGCTGCGAGCTTGGCCTCCTCTGAAAGGATCGCGGAGTCCGTTCGCATATAGGTAATGTGTCCCGCTTCATAGAGGCGCTGGGCGATTTGCATGGTTCGCTTCGGCTGAAGGCTCATTGTCGCAGAAGCTTCCTGCTGGAGCGTGCTGGTAATCAGAGGCTTTGGGGGTTGCTCTGTAGTGGGATGGGTGGATGCCTCCTTGACAATAGCGCCGGCATCATCGTGAATATTCTCCAGATAGTTCTCAGTGGACTCTTCATCTTCTAGTTCATCTGTGAGGCTGGCTTCAAAACCAGACCATTGCCCCTTCACCTTCCAGGCCGTACTGGCCGTGAACTCCTTGATGGACTTCTCCTGATCCACGATGAGTCGCAGAGCTGGTGTCTGGCAACGGCCCGCGGAGAGAGTTGGCCCCACATACTTCCACAGGAGCGGCGAGATTGTGAAGCCCACCATCATATCTAGTACAGCACGTGCCTGCTGGGCATTCACGCGGTTCATGTCAAGGCGGCGAGGATTGGCTACTGCGGCCTTTACAGCTGTGGCGGTAATCTCTCGGAATACTGCGCGTGGTGTAGTAGCGGGATCCAGCTTTAGAAGAATAGCTACCGAATACGAGATGGCCTCGCCCTCCCGATCATCATCTGAAGCTAGATAGATTGTGGTGGCCTTCGCGGCGGCCTCCTTAATCTGCGCAATAGCCTTCGCCTTTTCCTTGATAAACTGGAAGCGTGGCTCAAAGTCGCGATCTAGACCAACTGCCCCCAGATCCTCCTCCAAGCTCCTGATATGCCCCATGGTCGCTATTACGCGCCACCCAGGCCCTAAGAAGCCCTGTATCTTTTGGCATTTCGCCGGTGATTCTACGATGAGGAGGGATGCCATTGGCATCTATACTACGGGGGGTTTCGGGCAATTTTATGTACGGCAGGGCTTAACGCAAGAACTCTATAGTATGTAGGATGGAGTGGCGCGATGAACTAAAACATAAACCGCAAGGAAAATTCTCTATCTTTCATTCTAAATCCTCACGATCTGAGCTTCTAATCCCGAAGAAGAGTCCTGGCTCGCTTATGGAGGCCATTAAGAAAATGTTCGCCGTCCCCGAGCCAGGTTCAAAGATGCGTCCTCATTAGGATGCAGGATCTTGCCTGTTTTTGTATAAACTTGGATGATCGTGCCGATAAATGGGCTGATACGCAAGCTGCCTTTCAAGGTACTGGTATTGTTCCGAAACGTTTCTCGGCTATAAAACACTCCGAAGGATGGCGTGGCTGTGGTGCCTCTCATGTGGCTATCGCACGTGAGGCAATGCGCAAGGGCCTCCCCTGGGTTCTCATTATAGAAGACGATTGTGTACCTGTGGCGGATTTTGCCCAAAGATGGCCTGTCGTAAAGCAGGCGCTGTGGGATGATTATGGCCAATGGGATATCTTCCTCGGTGGCCCTACCTACATCCAAGGCCCTATTGAGCCTCACGGTAAGCATCTTCTTGAAATAGAGGGTGGATTCGCCCTACATTTCTACGTTCTCCAAGCTGCAGCCTATGAGAAGGTTATAGCTTGGAATCCAGATCGCCATGGACCGATTGATGTATATTATTCTGATCTGCTTCGTATTGTTACCACATACCCCCTTTTGGCTAAACAGCGGCCTTCTGTATCAGATATCAAGCAAGAACAGACAGATTATTCCGACTTCTTTGAAGAGTCTGGCCATGTCATTCAGCAGCTGACCTACGCGCTTCGGACGCGGGATGGCACCATCGCGCTTCTTTTTGTCAGCGTGGCTCTTCTTGCGGCTATTTGGTTTAAAAAGCACTGAGTGTAAATAATCCAGTATGCGATCCCTGTTCAACTAAAGTTGGCTCAGCCCAATAGACTTTTAGTTCAAGCTCTCTTGCGACCATATTTAGCCAGAAGTCAACTATTAAATTTATCTTAGATTCCATGGTATCAATGTACTCGCAGAGCTTTTTTGCACATTTATTACTAACGATATAACTATCTACGCATCGTGTGGCACCATTACCACCCCATCCTGTAGGATATAATCCTTTCTCGTAAATATACTTATTTGGCTCTATTCTATATGGCTCAATATGTAAATTACACGAACCACCGATAAAGGTTAGATCTGCGTCAGTAGGAATCTGACTTAGATATATCTTTAGCTTTTCCATAAAGTTATCAGATAATATGACATCATCTTCAAATATCAAGGCATTGTCGTACTTTTCTGCTATTTCTCTATAGGTGTGTATATGCTTCAAATGTATTGACATTAGCGATGCCTTTGTGTCTGAACTAAAAATGTTACGCTCATATTCAGTTAGCTGATCTTTATCATATTTCTCTATAAATTCATAATCTGTTATATTATGCTTTCTAAATTCCTTTTGTATATGCTCCTTTCGCGCGGTAAGAGCAGAGTAATGTAATACGAAAATCTTCATTCTGATATTCATAAATAAATATGGAGTGCTTTCCTTCCGCAATTTAAGACCATCCTAAAACGAGCATAAAAATCATGTAACAGCAACAGCAGCTCGCGCAAGCTTCACCTTGAGATTTATCATGAGTGTCATCGTGTAGCCTGGGTGGCTCCTCCTTGGCCAGGGGATTTACAGTGGCCACGGATGTAACTGGCTTTACCATACCGTTTAATAATAAAATTAGTCTGTGGCAGTCGCCCCAAAAAATTGATAAAGTTCATCACGATCAGCAAGTATACAATGCTTCAGCGTATCTTTCGTCGCCTGCAAGATATTAAGCGGATTCCTCTTGGGCGCTGGTGCCTCAATGATAGGACTAAAAATAATTTAAAGGTTGATATGGCGAACATAGACCATTGTGGCACATGTTCGTACGACAGACCCTCTAAGAGTAAGAATGTAGCGGTTCTACCACCAAAGAAGGAGACCGCCCTTCTTTGTTTGCCTAAAGTTTAGTAGGCGAACATCATTCCGCCACGCCCACCGTACACTCGGAAGATGTTATATGTCTCCGCCCAGATATATATCGTGTAGCGCGGCACGTTATATGTCGTCACGTAACCAGCAAGTGGTTTCATATCCAGCTTCAGATTGATGTTTACAATCTTATCCAGATTCGCCTCTCCACAGGGCTGACTCGGGGGAAGAAAACCAGACTGAAGAGCAAACGGTATATTATAGAAATACCGATTGACCCATGGTGACTTTTTTTGTTCCAAACTCGGTAGCAGAGATCTAAAGACAGAAGGCGTCGTTGTGCTGTATCTGTAGAGCTTTCCCTCGTATATGAGATCTATAGAATTTAGTGGCTCAGAGTTTCTCAGGGCAAATCCAGGTATGAGATCTTTATGGACCCGTGTGTCTATCTGTGACGCATTCGGCCACCAAGGAGTAGATGTATTTGCTCCTGAGAGATCCCGTGTAGCTAGAAAGGGGGCATTAAAGTACGGTGCCTCATAACGCTGCAGGTAGAAAAAGAGGTTGCGTGTGGGGTTCGGGATCTTAAGATAGCAGTTCTGGGAGGGGGCATTTACAGTATCAATAGGGTCAAATGTGTAGTGTTGTAGAATCGGTACTTGAATATCTGCAAGACGAAATCTGTTCGCTTCCGGTTTATCTAAATATATATACTCGGCCATGATGTATGTGTCGCCAAGAACTTGCAGCAGTTGATTTGTTGGTAAAGTTATCTCAGGAATTGTTGAGACATATGTACTCTGCATAGGGTTACCACTGAGGCCTGACACAGGGCTTCCACTCGGATCCAAGTAATAAAAGGGAGAGTTTGCCAGGGGAAAATAGGCTTCTCCTCCAGCTGGTGGAAAAAGGAGATTAGCAGTACTCTGTTGCGCTGTGCTTACGTAAACTGTACCAGGCGTATTAAATGTTATACTGAGCTTTACAGGATCTGCCTGAAGCGCATCAATGGGAAGAAAGGTTCCTGCATCCCCGCAACTAAACCAGAAGGGGAGGGGCGTTGTTGCCTGTGTTACTGAGGTACTGCCAAATCTACCTGGTGTAAAGTTGGATGAGTCCCGGGGAAGAAGTTTATCCATTAATGAAACCTTCTCCAAGGGCGTGTAAAACTCATCCATGACTTCCAGTAGCCTCCCATTAATCTCTTCAACGCGTGAACCACCAATGTCTATAGTGGCATTTTGTAGGATTGCGTGGCCGAGAGAGTTTGTCCATCCGAAGGTGGGGCCGGCGAAGGTCTTCCCATTCGCTGTACACCACGCCCTGGCGGCGAGCTGCTGTGTAGAAATATTAGGCATCGTTGTAACAAGATACAGGCGGGAAATGAGATGTCCCTTTCTCGGTAGTGTGATTACGGATGTATTTCCAAGAGTCGGAAGAGTATCAAAATCTAGTCGCGCCCATTGAGTTGTGAAGCGGCCTGCCCGAATAAAGGCCTTTACAAAGAAACTGATATTTGGCTGCCCTTTTTGACAGAGGAGTCTGGAATCCTGTACTCCTCCGTAAATAACTCGCAGCAATGAGGCCACCATCTCTTTAAATTGGAGAGAGTGATTACTTAGGCCGAGTAACGGGTGTGAAAGCTGTTGGCGTTCTTATTTGTACCGCGGGGCCCGGTACAGATGTTCTCATTGAGTTTGATCTAGCTGACATCTGTGGCGCCTGTGCGCCTGTATCATCTACCACGGGATTCTCCCACGCGGTACGCGGAGTTGACTGAAAACGTCTGAATAATACATACGCTCCTCCAAAGAAGCAACAGAAGATCATAACTACGTTGAGTGGTACAAATACGTAGACAAAGATGCTATTGTCCGACTTAATATTCTCTATGATTGTGCTTGAAACGTAGTTGGATACATTAATAATGGGGTTCTGATCACGCGCAATGATAAATCGGATAGGAAATGAAGAAGTGGACGAGGGTGTCTGGCTAGGGGTG